AGCCTCGGTAGTCTGGAATATCTTTAGGGTTTTGCTCGCTCAGCCCCTGAGTAGAGAAATCAATGTTAAGTCCAGAATTTCCGCTGAACTCTCCGAAAGTATTCGAGAGAACGTAAGGAATCTTATCAACAGTTCCGGTAACTACCGTGTCTGGTGCCTTGGTGTAGACAGCCGTAATTACCGTGAACTTAGTGCTAGTCAGTACGCTGGAGACGGTATAAGTTCCACTAACCATTTTAGGTAGTCCAGTAATCTCTACCAGATCACCTTCGGCTAGGTTGTGAGCAGCGCTAGTTGTATAGGTGACGGTACCATCGTCAGCACGAGATACTAAGGTGATAGTTCTCTTAACAGAAGAGATGTCAGCAAGAGCGTTTGTTCCAGTACCCTTAGTCTCGCATACAAAGTACTTACCGTCACCAACATCAGTAACCTTAGCCTGCCCATTGTAGGTAGCACCAATATTTTTTAGTGTTACTCGCTGGCCTAGGATCAGCCCGTGCGGCGTCTCGTCCACATAGATAGTTGCCGAGTTTTCAGCTTGAGAAGCTTTAGCCGCTCTTAGATAGTTGGTGCTGCCCGGCTCCAGTTCAGTGTTCTGGAACTCTAAACCAAAGAAGTCGGTAGAAAGTGCCTCTAGGAAGTCACGAGCATACTTGTAGGTGTCTTGACGGACAGATACCGAGGACTCTGCATCTGCTCGGTCGCTAGCTTGTACGGATAGATTAGCCCCGTCTGGACTAGTGCGGCGCTGAAAAGTGAAAGAAGTGGCATTCTCTTCAGAATCAGAGGTCACGTAGTAGTTGGTGGTGGTACTGGAGTTTAGCTTGTAGTTGTAGTCAAGTCCGAAAATAATACCGACTGGCTCGTCCTTGATAAAGTCGAAAGTTTTACCGTCTAAAAGGGTGGCGGTACCTACGCCATTAGTGACGGTAATTGAAGCAGCAAAAGTATTTGACCAGGTTCTCCAGGCTACTCGGTGATAGAGGTAGCTTGTGTATTCAGAGGCGCTGACTGAAAGTACGCGGTTCTTGATGTCATAGGTACGAGACCAGATAATGCCGCCCCAAACACAGACGCCGTCTCTAACAACGTACAGAGCAGTTTTTCCAGGCAGCGTGTTCTCGTAAAGATCTAGATTCTGAGTATCAGTGTTGATAGGGATATCGCCATTGAACGTGCCAGCCTCGCGGATAGCTCGTCCGTAGCTGACGTTGCCAAACGGGATCTCAGCAAGCAACTCGTTCGTGACAAGGCCGCATACAAAAAATCTATAGTTGGCAGCAGCAGTCTGCGGAGCGGTTGGAATTGGCATTGTTTACATCCCTAAGTGTCGTTATATCAAGTATAACAGTTACGCAATCCATCCAGACCTGTAGTACACGTCACAGGCGACTGTTGCAGTGATGCTGCTAGCCCCGTTAGTAGTGTCAGGAGCAGCGCCGAGGAATATCCAATCACTCAGAGTAGAGACGTAACCTCTAGCATTTACAACAACGCCTTCGCTGTCCTCCAGAAGTACTTCACGATTGAGGGTATCGATGATCAGCTTGCTTCCGCTAGGGATGTTGTTGACAATCGTGATGGTCTCTAGTGCGGTGGTATTAGTTGCCGCACGTTTAATAGTCTTAGTACCCGTGGTCGGACCGCTGACCTCGAAAATAACTGGAACCCTAGTGTTACCAGTATTGGTGATAGTGGCTGCAGTATTAGCAGTTAGAGAGACCTTACGGTACCCTTCTACAACCCCGGCTCCGCCAGTAAGCCACTCGTACTTGATCGGATCAGATGCCTTAAGGCCGACAGAGAATTCTGTACGACCACGGGCATTGACGGTTGCAATCTCTGGACGACCACTTAGTCTCACAAAAGAAGCTTTGACAGGTGACTCGTTAACTACCAGCCAACCGCCCTTGTATACCAAGTCGATTGCCTTAACTAGCTTTGCTCTAGCCGCAGGAACCTGAGAAGGGGACTGAGTCAGGAAGGTTCCGGCTAGGGAGAGGTTTCGGGCAGTGAAGCGGCCGCGGGAATCATACGAACCGTCACCCCAACCGCGAGGTAGGTCAGGAAGCTCCGGCTCCGGGAGAGTCCACCAACCGTCTATATCACTGACGACCCAGACAACTCCAGCTGTTGCAGTATCTGTATCAACCTTGTTAAAAGTTAGTACTGTATTACCATCGGTATCGCATAGGCTGATATCAGCGCCAAGGGTCATACCACTGACTACTGGAGGCGGTAGCTGAGTTAGACCGAGATTGACTAGTCTATTCTCGATAGCCTGATCAGACGGGCTAGTATTTAGGAATTCTGCATCTACCATTGTTATAGGTTACCTCTACGAATTTCGAACGCGATTAGGCGAGACACCTGAGCAGCTAGGGCTCTCTCGTCCATACCGGCAGATGGATTTACTGTCACATTTACGGTAGGTGCCATAGAGACACTCTTGTTACTGTTTATAGCATCTAGCAGCTGACGATTGTTAGCTGTAGCACGAGCATTAACTACATATTCACCATTAGATATCATAGCAGGGATCGAGTCAGAGCGGGCAGTTCCGAGGCCGGATACCGGGCCGCCGGAGCCATTAGCGAATCTCTTTATCAGGTTCGCGAAACCCCCATTTTTAAACTTAGAGATATAGCCGCCATCTTTATCTCCCTTTCCCTTTCCCTTTGGCCCCGCGTTTCCTCCGGTTCGTCCAGTTCTTACCGCGACTACCTCGCCAGTTACCGGAACAACAATTCCAGCTTTAGATAGTAGATCCTGGAACTTCTTAATTGCTGCAGTTAGATCGGCCTGACTCTTTGCACCGGTAAGCTCCTTGATAAAGCTATCTACCGTAGTTTGGCTAACCTTACCGAAAGCCGAAGCAATTAGCGGCCCGGCCTGAGCAAAACCAGTTTTAAACCCATCTGATGTAGTAAAAGCAGCCTTCTCGGCAACGCCTTCTAGTTTGTCTAGCTCTACCTTAGTCCCCTTAACCAGGGCAGCAGCCGCAGCTGATGCAGCTTCCGGCCCCTTCTTAAGTAGGTCAGCAGCTAGAGCATCGTAGCCCATGGACTGAAGTTTAAGAATATTATTCTGCCAGTTAGCAGCATTCGTAAACTGAGTCTGCATCTCTTTAATCAACTGATCAGTATTAATTTTACCGTTTTTAGTTGATTTAGCTAGAGCTCCAGAAAAGTCAATCATGCTGGTTGCGGACTCGGCCACCTTAGTAGCAAAATCAGACTGAGCAATCTCCGCATTACGTAGAGCTACCTCCCCCTCGCCTAGAGCAAATGCTGCTAGACGCATCTTTCCAGCGTAGGTGTCGGTGTCACCGATAGTGATGCCCATCTGAGCCGCCTGAGAGACGAGAGCAGTTTTAAACTCATCCATCTCATCGATAGCGACAGCCACCTCGCCAGTGCTTAGCTTCTGCTCTGAGGCAAATGCCTTAAGTTGCTTCTGAGCAGTAGGTAGATCGGTAGTTGCAACATTAGCTAGTGCTCGCCCCATGGCTCCAAACGTGTCAGCCAGTCCAGTAGTCAGCTGTGACGTACGTAGCCAGTTTCCCTGAGCTGCCTTTAGTTCGCCTATGTACAGCTTTAGGTTTTTAGTGTCGGCTAGCTGATCTTTAAATATTCCATCCGGAACAGCAAGAAGAGCCTGGCTCCAGACATCAGCAGACTTAGCACCCTTCTCCATCGCGCCAGACACACCGTCTACGGCTCGTTGCATGTTGTCGCCATGGATTCCGGCTAGAGCTATCCCTAGTTCCACCAATGCACCAACGAGTAGGACAATCCAGCCGATAGGGTTAGACGCCATAGCAACCTTCATAGATACTCCGAAAGCCTTAACTGCAAGAGATGCAGTATTAAAAACCAACTGAGATTTAGCTACGGCCAGAGAGGTTAGGTTAGTGCTGATGGCCATTGCCTTCTGACCCAGGTTTGCCCCGCTGACTGCAACGGTGTTCATCTGCATAGTAGCAGCATGAACCTTAAGCTCTATAGCCTGACGCTTAAGCTGTAAGGACGATGTGGCTAAGGCTATCGCTTCAGCTTTCTTAGTAGCGAGAGAGGTTCGGTCAATGGCCTCGGCGCCTTTTTTAGCTGCCGTATACTTAGATAGGGCTGCGGGCATTGCAACGCCAAGGCCGGTAGCCATTTTACCAATGTAACCGATTGCCACAAGTGATACCTTGCTAAATGCGGCGATCAATAGGGTTACCGCGCTTAGGGGTCCAAGAATAGCTCCACCGATAAAGTCGATTACCGGCTTCATGGCGTTCAGGGCCTCTGATAGCCCCTGAGCGAAGTAGTTAAGAGTATCAAAGAAGGCAGTAACTTGGGAGCTATCAGCGAATACTGCAACTATCTCGGTCAAAGTCTGAATTAGTCGACCTAGGGCAGGAGCCGACTCGACTGCGCCATTAACTATCTGAGTGAAAGCGTAGCTTCCACCGTCGAGGGCGCTCCAGAACTCGGCAATAGCTGGGTTAGAGCCCGCTCTAATGATGGTCTCGATTGCACCACCTAGAGCATTACCCATAGTTACAAAGTTTGTAGCGGCACCCTTGAAGTAGTTCTGAAGACCTAGGATGTCTGCATTTTTCCAGCCTGTGGAGATCTTATCAAGCCAGTCTAGAATTATGTATCCGCCAGAGCCTGGAGAGAAGTTTGCCTCGATAATATTTCCGAGACCGCTAAATGTCTGACCAAAAATCTTACCGAATTTAGCCGCTATGTTACCAGCTTGATTGAAGAAGGCAGTTAGCTTGCCGCTAGCTTCTTTTCCATCAATAAAGTTTGCAAACGCTGAAGACTTTTTCTCTAGAAACTCTACGAAGCGTCTGGTCAGCGGGTCAGCAGCCCTAAGAATATCTAGGAAGCTGCCAAAAACATTTCCAAGAATAGTACCGAACTTAGGCAGTACCTCGGCTATCTGACCGAGCACCTGGTCAAACTTTTTAAGAGTGTTTCCAGATAGAAATACGTCAGTAAATCTTTCGGCAGCCTTCCCTAAACCCTGGCCGATCTCGAAGAATCTCTTCTTGAGAATATCCAAAGTGCCGGCGCTTATAATGCGCTCCATCTGAGTTTGCAGGATAGGTAGGAACCCGCTAGCAGCCGCCTCTTTCAGGTCTTTAAAATCCTTTTGCAGACCTATTAAGTATTTAGCAAAGGTCTTCTGAGCCGGGGTTAGATTGGCAAACGGGTCCGTTCCACCCTTCTTATCCTTTTCTGGATTCTCTTCTGCATCTTTGGCCTTACGAAGAGCCAGCTCAGCTTCTCGAACAGCTAGCATTGCCTCGCGGCGAGTTCGATTGCTAGGTGCAAGGTCAGATACTCGAGCTAGACCCTCTCTGGCCTTCTCGAGGTTGATTCCAGCACGTTCAACGCCAAGAGCAGCCTCTTCGGCATCAAACTTCATCTCCTTAAGAGACTTGCTATATCCACCATTAGTCTTTGTAGCAGCTGAAACTGCCTGAGAGATGCCGCCTAGAGCTAGCTTGCCAACAGCCAAACCAACTTTAAGGGTTACAGCAGCTCCAGCAACACCGGCAAGAGCGCCAGCAGCACCACCAGCCGCGCCAACAAGAGCTCCTAGACCGCCAACAAGAGCTCCGATGCTGCCGCCAAGTGCGCCAATACCGCTCTGAGCAACAAAACCAGAACGAACTAGCTTGCTGAAAGCATTCGCCGCCTTGTCGGCCTCGGGGTAGAGGCTTTTAATGTCATCGGCCATCTTGGTGAAGGCATTTTGCTTGCCGCCACCGATGTTCATTCCGCGGAAGAGTGCGTTTCCTAGTTTTTTACCGGAGTTACGAGCTTCCTTTTCGGCGACTCCAGTGGCTGCGCTGCTAAAGGCCCTGCGGATTTCTCCTTCAACGCCTTTAGTAACAGCAGTGACGACAATTTTAGCTTCGCCAACAACAGCCATTGGAACTCACCTCCTGGTTAGGTTATTTACAACTATCCGATAGGAGCGTCTAGGACGCTTCCGAACGGGTTAATACTGTCGGCATCAAAGTCAGTAGCCGGAATAAATGGTTTAATTTCTGTACCATCTTCCCCTATCTGAGATCTCCTTGATGTCTTTTCTGGGTTAGTAGAGTAGTTATAGTCAAGGTCGTACAAGTTGCCGTAAATCTGCTCCCTGAACGCTCCATGAGCATGGGCACCCTCTATAGACCCGTATCTGAAATCCTCGTCAAAGAAATAGTGAATAACATCGAGCATCGGGCTTACCGCCATGTCTGCAAGATTTATGTTATTCACTATCGCTTTTCCGTTTACGTAAGGCCAGAGGTCAACTGCCCAGGTGATTAGGCCTCTGGCTGCTCTTCCGGGCGGTCAGAATACTGCTCTACTAGCCAGCCAACAATTTCGCTAAGTGTCTCGGTGCTGACGTAGCGGTCTTTGTCGTGGGTTAGGGTGTTGAAGCGCTTTAGGCTATCGTTGTCTAGAACGTTGGTGAAGAAGAGTTCAATCATTGAAGCGATCTCGCTAGGATCGTCGCTGTTTGACCCAGAGATGAACTCAAGCATTACCTTGCCCTGGAGCTGCTTCACGCAGTTGAACTCTTCATCGTGAATCTTGAAAGAGATAGATGGTAGATTTTCTGCAGGCTTTGCTGCACCGAAATCTTTAAATTTTGCCATAATGTAGTTGATCTTTCTGTACGTATAGTGTATTGATGTTGCTACGTCAATTCTATCAAACTACAAGTCCGGTGAGTTAGTCTGCCAGCCTAAAATGATAAAGCTGCGAGGAGAGGAACTTATTAGCTCTGGTGCCCGGGTGGTTTACTGTAGTAGTTCTAACAACTCTAGATCGGCTAGAAAAAACCAACACCCCGCCCTGCTCTTTAGGGGTAATAGTGTGCGGCCTAGTACCCTCGTGATGCATTAAGGCGTACTTCTTACCGGCAGTGATTACAAGCTTCTGGCCGTAAGAGTTTCCGTAATGGTTCATTCTAATAGAGCGTCTAAGAGCACCGGTCTGAACCCCGACCATGGCCTTAGCACCGCGCAGCGCTAGGTTACCTTTTCTATCTAGAGTCCTCCACAGGCCACCTTTGGGGGTGTTTAGTTCTATGTGAAGTTTATCTTTATAGATAGTTAGTTTCTCAAATTTGTAATCTAACATTTTACGCCTAAGGAATCGCCATGGTTACGGTCATAGTGGTTGTTTGAAAACCACCTTCTGGAGCGCCTGCATCAAGAGTGGCAATTACACCGATACCAAAACCAGTCTCGTCCCATTGGTCGAGAAGGTTGATTGACTCCATAAGCACCCAGGCATCATAAGCCATGATCTCCGAAGAAGTTTGAATACTTTGCGGTGAAGGTGGACGCCCGTTCTGAGCCACAATTGGAGTCTGACGAGCAATCTGAATATTCAGAGTAGCGCTACGCGGAACGTGGCAGCGCTGAGGCTCTCCCACCTGAGCACCAGGAGATCCTAGGTACATCTGAACAAACGAGACAACCAGCTGCTCGCAATCGATAGCTGGCTGTCCCATCGTCCAGTAGCGTCGTGCAGGTAGGTTTACGTTGTACGACTGAAAAATGGTGGCAACCCGCTCGAGTACGCCAGACATCATGTCACGGAGATTAGTTGCATCTTCCGAAACACCGCTGACATCAATAGCGGTAGCCATTGTTACTCTACTTCTACGATAGCTGTAGGCTCTTCAACAACAGGAGCTTCTACAACAACGTCTTCAACAACAGGGGCCTCTACTGCAACAGGAGCTTCTACAACAGGAGCAACCTTTGCAGCCTTAGCTGGCTTCACATAAGCTGGCTTTGCTACAGCCTTTGGAGCAGCAGGCTTTACAGCAGCGGCTCCGCCTAGCATGTCGGCAGCAGTGAAGTTAGTCTGTACGTGTGACATATTTTCTTCTTTCTTTAGCTATACATCTTGATCTGGAGGTTACCAGTTGCAAGTTCTACGATGTTCTCTACACCAGAGATAGTTTTGGTTGCGTATAGAGTCCAGGTCCCAGGGTCAACCATTCCTAGGGCAGCATTAGCCTTAGCGTAAGGGACCGAGAATTCGACAGTGCCAGCGCCCTGGTCCAGAGTGATGCTAGCAGAGTCTAGATTTACTGATCGAGATCCGCTGTAGTTATTCAAAGAAACAACTGCAGCCCATCCGGTGTCCGGAAATAGGTTGCTTAGGTCTAGTCCGGTCAATCCAACCGAGGACCACTCAGCTGGAGTTGACTTGACAACAGTCAAATCGAAATCAGCGTCTGCAGTCAGAACTGCAGCTTTAGGGCTGTAGCGTCGAGCACGAGGGGTGTCTACCGCGAATACCTTGGCCTTGCGGCGAGCGTTATCCGGGTTTGCTACTTTTAAGAACAAGTCGATCTCATAGAGACCGGTGCGGAGCTCGTCGATGAACTCTTGGTTGTCTAGGATTGTGTACGAAACACCCTGACGCGAAACAGAAGTCACACGCTGAGGTAGCTCGCACATATCGTCGCCAGACCATAGGCGGGCAAACTCGATGGCAAGCTTGCGAGCGGCCATCTTTCCAGCAACCGGTACAGGGGTGCCGTAAGAGTAAGTGACCTCGGTGTTGCATGGGGTCCACGGAGTTCCGGCCTTGATGTGGATTGTCGAGTGATCTACTAGGTAATAGTTGGATGGGTCGATTATCTCGCCGTTACGGTTACGGATCGAATGAATCTTGGTAACTGGGCGACCACGGAGCTTAATACGTGAGTCTGGAGACATACCGTCAGCAGTTAGCTCTGAGTACTCATCGTAGTCGCCAGAGGGGATATTGTAGACATCTCCACCGAATAGGACTGGAGAGTTAGTCTTGGTTGAAGGGCCCATGCGATTGTTGCGCAGGGTGCAAGTGTAGCGCTCGGTCACCGTAGTAACTCCGGTGTACTTACGACCAGACATTGCCCAGAGTAGGTATGACGCAACCTGAGCCGCCTCGAGGGTGTACTCGGTATAGGCGTAGTCGCCCATCTCTTCTGGCTGGATCCATAGATTGTTTGTCATAATACCTCTTTACTAAGTTTAAACGGGTGGCAAACTAGTGATTAGACCAGTCTGCCACCCGTTTCTGTTTAACTTATTTACGCTGGGTTTTCGTTTGCAGCGATGATGTTGTCGATAGCAGCATCTGCGTTGTAAGCAATGTTTCCAGGTACGTTGAAGGTTGCGCCTCCGGTACCGATCTGAGCTGAGGTTGCAGCTACAGGAGCTGGGTGGCTCTCGGTCTTGCTGTTGGTTGCAGTGATGCGGGCACCCTTAGGTACAGCGTTAGCTGCGACTGTAACGTCAGTGGTGATTTCTGAGTTCAGTGCGTAGATTACGGTGTTACCTGAGATGTTGCTGATGGCGTGGGTACCGTCGAACAATGCGCCTAGGTTCTGTACGTATAGAACGTCAGTAGCCTCGATAGCTGGAGCAGCCGAGAAGGTTACCTCTGCAGTGTCGTTAGTTGCCTTACCCTCGTAGCTGAGAATAGTGATAGCAGTCTTCTGAGATGCAGTGTTAGAGGTGAAAATAACCTGGTCAGTTGCGTTGTCAGTCCAAGTGTAGAACCCTGACAAAGCGGTAGGAGCCCAGTCGGTACGTGCGTAAGCGTATGGACGCTCTGCAGCAACCGGGAACTCCCAGCGGCCATCGATACCTGACTGGAAGTTAGCGTTTCCTAGACCGTAGCCTTCGAAGGTGTTAGCCATTAGGC